CTGACCGAAGAGGCCATCGAGGACAACCTGTACGACAGCCTGTCTGCTCGCTACACCAAGGCCCTGGCCCGTTCGATGGCGTACACCAAGCAAGTCAAGGCAGCCGCTGTTCTGAACAATGGCTTTACCAACGGCTACAACGGTGGCGACGGCGTTCCTCTGTTCTCCAGCGCACACCCGCTGGTGTCTGGTGGTACCAACAGCAACATTCCCAGCACCCCTGCTGACCTGAACGAGACTTCATTAGAAGCCGCCGTTATCCAGATCAGCCTGTGGACTGACGAACGTAGCCTGTTGATCGCTGCCAAGCCCAAGAAGCTGGTTGTTCCCCCGGCGCTGCAGTTCGTTGCCACCCGCCTGCTCGAGACCGAGCTGCGCGTTGGTACCAACGACAACGACATCAACGCCCTGAAGAACAACGGCTCGGTGTCTGAAGGCTACACGATCAACCACTTCTTGACCGACCCGAACGCCTGGTTCCTGACCACGGACGTCCCGAACGGCATGAAGCACTTTGTTCGTACGCCCCTGCAGCAGTCGATGGACGGTGACTTTGACACCGGCAACGTCCGCTACAAGTCCCGCGAGCGTTACAGCTTCGGCTGGTCTGACCCGCTGGGAATGTACGGTTCGCAAGGCGCCTAATAGGTTCTTTGCAACGTACGAGAAAGGGGCCTTGTGCCCCTTTTTCTTTTCCTGTATATTGCACCCAAGCCCGGGGTTTCCGGTGCATCAAACTGACCCGGCAGACGACGTACCGATTGATGCGCTGATCTTGTACGTAAGGACAATTGAAATGGCTCTCTCTACCACCCAAAGCATTTGGCGTTCGGGCGGCGGCGATCAGACTCGCACCGCTTACTGTGGTTCCGGCGTTATGGCCGCTCAGTTTTACATTGCTAACGCTGCCGCAGCTACTCCCACCAACGTTGCCGTATCTTCCGCAGCTGGCGCTCCTGCGCTGATTCTCCCCGCTGGCGCGGTGGTTCTCTCTGTTGCCATCAATGACGCAGGCGCTGGTTCTGTCGATCTGGGCACGCGTGGTTACACCAGCGGTACTGTGACTGGTGCAGCTATTGCAAACAACCTGTCGGTTGCTGCAACTGGTGTTGTTACCGCCGGCCTGACGCTTGCCGCCACGTCTGAAATGGCTTACGTCACCGTGACGATTGACACCTCTGGCGCTGGCACTGTTGGCGGCTACATCACGTACTTCGTTGCAGATCCTCTGGTCGGCCAGCAGAACGTCTAATTAGGAGCCAATCATGGCAATCCAATTTGACGTAAAGAGCACGCCAATCTCCGTTAGCGGTGATGTCTATGCTGGCCCTACTCGATTGAAGGGGATCACGATCTCCTTTGCGTCGGGGGGCACCGTCGCTATCAAAGATGGTGGTTCTGGTGGAACCACTGTTTGGTCTTTCACTGCCCCCGCAGTTGCCGGGGTGTTGAATGTGCCATTCCCAGGTGACGGCATTAGGTGCAATACATCCATGTACTGCGCTGTGTCTAACGCTACTGCAGCGGTTGTGTATGGCTAAGTCGCCCGCATGGCAACGCAAGGAAGGCAAGAACCCCAAAGGCGGCTTGAACGCCAAGGGGCGAGCCTCTGCCAAAAAGCAGGGGATGAACCTCAAGCCTCCGCAGCCAGAGGGCGGCAAACGCCGAGACTCTTTTTGCGCCCGTATGGAGGGCATGAAGAAGAAGCTCACGAGCGCCAAGACTGCCAAAGACCCGAACAGTCGTATCAATAAATCTTTGCGAGCATGGAATTGCTAACATGGAGATGATGCTGTGGAACGTCTTGCTGACTACATTCATCGGGTTACTCAGTTGGAATCTGAGGGAAAAGTCAGCCGAGTTGCAACGAATCCAGATCCTGCTCAACAGGACCAGGGAGGAGATTGCGCGCGACAATGTGACACAGGCGGAGATAGACAAGATAGTCGCCCATATCGACAGTCGGTTCGACAAGCTGAACGACAAGATTGACTTGTTTATTCGGGAGCAAAGAAGTGCCCTCAGTTAGCCGTAAGCAGCACAACTTCATGGAGGCCGTGGCGCATAGCCCGGCTTTTGCGAAGAAGGTCGGGGTTCCTCAATCTGTTGGCAAAGAGTTTTCTGAAGCTGACAAAGGTAAAAAGTTTCGTTCCGGCGGCAACGCTGGTATCAATCTGCCGAAGACTCACCATGGGAAATCGGCTCTTTTCTCAAAAGGTGGTGATATGAAAGAATCTAAGGCAATGATGAAAAAAGAAGTTGGCTTTATGAAAGCCAAGGGCGCTCCCAAGTCTATGGTCAAGCACGAGATGGCCGAGATGAAGGGCATGAAAAAGGGTGGCTCTGTTAAGCCTTCTGCCATGGGCAAGGTCAAGACTGCAGCCCCCAGCCGCGACGGCGTTGCCATCAAGGGCAAGACCAAGGGCACGATGATCAAGATGTCCAAGGGCGGCAAAGCCTGCTAATTCAAGGAGGCCATCATGGCTGAAGGAAACATGGTTCCAGACAGGGCTCTTGGGGGAGGCATCCCGTCCCTTCCCGCCCGGGCTAAAAGATCTGCTGGCGCAGGTCGTGGCTTTGTAAATCCCCAACGCACGGATCAGTCTGATGAGGACTACGTTACGCCCAAGCAGCGTTACGACATGGAGCGTGACATCATGGATGCTCGAGAAGCTGCTGCTGCCGAGAAGGCGTACAACAAAGCTACCGGCATGAAAAAGGGTGGCTCTGTTTCTTCTGCTTCTAAGCGCGCTGACGGTATTGCCATAAAGGGCAAAACCCGTGGCACGATCATCGCCATGTGCGGTGGTGGGATGTACAAGAAATGATGGCCAGTCGCGGCATGGGCGCCATAATGCCCAGCAAGATGCCCAGCGGTAAGCGCAAGGCTCGCCGCGACGACACGGATTTTACCCAGTACGCCGAGGGCGGAAAGGTAAAGTCAAAGGTTAATGAGGCCGGCAACTACACCAAGCCTGGTATGCGCAAGTCGCTGTTTGAGTCCATCAAGTCTCGAGCTGTGCAGGGTACTGGTGCTGGTCAGTGGTCGGCGCGCAAAGCGCAGTTGTTGGCAAAGCAGTACAAGGCAAAAGGCGGGGGCTACAAGTGAAAAGTCCGCAGCAGTCGCTCAAAGACTGGGGAGCCCAGAAATGGCGCACCAAGTCTGGAAAGCCGTCGTCAAAGACGGGTGAGCGATACTTGCCAGAGGCGGCTATCAAGTCCTTGACCTCTGCAGAGTATGCTGCCACAACCCGTGCAAAGCGGGCCGGCAAAAAAGCAGGCAAGCAGTTTGTGGCTCAACCCAAAGGTATTGCTCAGAAGACCGCGAGGTACAGATAATGGGCGTTTTTAATGATCTTGCAAATACCGCCAACGCTGCCGTAAACACGGTAGGCAACATCATTCAGGATCCTGGCGCGGCCATCAACACGGCAGGAAATGCGCTGGGTAATGCGTTGAATGATCCAGACGGAACTCTCAAAGGGGTTGCGCGTTACATTGGTGATAACCCTGAGAGAGCGGCTATGACGGCGGCCATGATGATGATGAAAAAAGGCGGCAAGGTACGCTCTTCAAAGCCCAAGCAGTCTTCTGCATCCAAGCGTGGCGATGGCATTGCGCAGCGAGGCAAGACTCGCGGAAAGATGGTCTAAATGGCAACCACCTCCGGTTTATCCGCATTTAACCTTGACCTCAACGAACTGATTGAGGATGCATTTGAGCGCTGCGGCTCAGAGATGCGTACGGGCTACAACTTCCGTACAGCTCGCCGCTCGCTGAACATGCTCACGATTGAGTGGGCAAACCGGGGTATTAACCTGTGGACCATCGAGCAGCAGCAGATTGTCCTCAATACCAATCAGTACCAATACCTGATCCCGAACGACACAATCGACGTTCTGGACATGGTGACCCGTATTAACAACGGCACCTCCGGCCAGTCAGACGTGACCATTTCGCGCATATCTGAGCCCACATGGACGGCCATCCCCAACAAGTACGCCCAAGGCCGCCCGGTCCAGGCTTGGATTAACCGCCAGACGGGGCAAGTAAACGCCACGTCGGCCACCTTGAACGGCAATATCCAAGCGGCTGATACCACGATCACGGTCAATAACGCATCAGCTTTGACTACGTCCGGGTTCATCAATATCGACAACGAGACGATTGCCTACCAAAACATTGTGGGCAACCAGCTGCAGAACTGTTTCCGCGGGCAGAACGGCACAACCGCCGCTTCTCACTCAAACAACGCCGCAATTAAGGCTAACAACCTGTCGTCGATCAACGTCTATCCGGCCCCGTCCGCCCCTGGCGACCAGTACACGCTGGTCTACTACCGGATGCGCCGTATGCAGGACGCTGGCAGTGGCGTAAACGTGCAGGACATCCCGTTCCGTCTAATCCCCTGTATGGTGGCCGGCTTGGCTTTTTACCTGTCCCAGAAGCTGCCGGAAGCGTTGCCACGGATGCCGATGCTCAAGCAGGAATATGAGGAGCAGTGGATGCTCGCCTCGACCGAGGACCGCGACAAGGCGCCGGACCGTTACGTGCCGAGGAACATGTTCTATGCCTAATCGGTTTGCGTCAGCCAAATACGCAATTGCAGAGTGTGACCGCTGTGCCCAGCGGTACATGCTGAAAGAGCTGCGTAAGCTGACAATCAAGACCCGCCAGGTCAGTATCAAGGTTTGCCCGGAGTGCTGGGAAGAAGACCAGCCGCAGCTGCAGATTGGTATGTACCCGGTCAATGACCCGCAGGCTGTGCGGGAGCCGCGGCCGGATTTGAGTTACTACCTGTCTGGTTCTAGCGGTTTGCAGACTAACGATGCCGGGGGCACTGGTCCTGATGGGTTTGG